ATAATGGTTCCTTTACTTGTGCTAAATTAATGGAATATGCAAACGGTACGCCAAGGCGTTCGCGGAAACGGCAATAGTGGCATCCATGCAACTATTCGCAAAACCTGTCGGAGTTTAGCGAAAACGTAGGTTTTGCCGGAGTGGTAGTTGACCACGTGCGACATACATTGTGCCAAAACGGAGCGCGTGTGTCCGTCAACTATTTGCTAAGCGGAGGTTTTGCGAATAGTTGGTTCATATCTTTTTTTGTTCCATTTTATTTTATATGAAAAACTGAATATTTACAAGCGCGTGTGCACGGTTATCCCCTAACTGTTTTTAGTTGGAATCTACATAAAATGGGGTAGGAGTGCACTTTTTTTTACGCGCCTACTTAGAAAGGTAACGGTTTTATAATGGATATTTTTACAGTATTTTTGATTATATATAGCTTGTGGGCATTTTTATTTGTCGGCATTGTTTGGATAATGGGGAAAGTGGGTGTAATTTGATGTATGTGTTTAGGTATGTAGTATTGTATGGATTTTATATTATATCTACAGTGTGTGAATTGTTTATGTAACGTGGGAAAGTCGGGGTTAGTATTACCCCCGACTTCTGTCGCAGTCGCAAAAGGCATAAAAACCTAGTATTTGCAGGGGTTTGAACGCGCGACATTATTTGAAAAACTTCTGTCGCAGTCGCAAAAAAGGAAAGTCGCAAAAAAAGGAGACAACAAAATGGGGGAAATACAGTCAAGAAAATGGCTTATAACAATCAATAATCCGGATGAAAAGGGTTTTAAACATGATAACATAAAAGAGATATTAAAAAAATATAAGGGTTGCTTATACTGGTGCATGTCGGATGAAATAGGCAACGAGGGTGGCACTTATCACACACATATTTTTATGGTCTGCTCCGGTGCGGTACGGTTCAGTACCATGAAGAAACGGTTCGAGGGTGCGCACTTTGATGTTTGCAAAGGCACGAGTGCTGATAATAGAGATTATGTATTCAAGTTGGGTAAATGGTCGAATACATCAAAGGAAGAAACGCGTGTAGAGGGTACACAGGAAGAATGGGGCGATATGCCTATAGAACGTCAAGGGCACAGGAATGATATTGATGATCTCTATGCTATGATTAAAGAGGGTTTGACCAACTATGAAATCATAGAGAGTAACCCCCAATATATGCTTAATATCGACAAAATTGAGCGTGTCCGTCAGACCATACTGGAAGAACGATATAAAAAGGATTGGCGCGATCTACAGACCATATACATATATGGAACTACTGGAAGTGGTAAGACGCGGTCAGTCATGGAAGAGTATGGCTATGATAAAGTGTTTCGTGTGACGGATTATGAACACCCTTTTGACGGTTATAAGGGGCAAGATGTAATTGTGTTTGAAGAGTTTCGCTCTAGCATCCGTATTGGTGAAATGCTCAATTATGTTGATGGTTATCCGGTAGAATTGCGTTGCCGTTATGCGAATAAAGTAGCCTGTTATACAAAGGTTTATATTATCTCGAATATTGCATTGACAGAACAATATACAGATATACAGAAATATCAGCCGGAAACGTGGAACGCTTTTCTAAGGCGCATCAATAAAGTGCGTGTGCATGTGAAAGATAAGGTGCATGAGGGAACGTGTAACGAATATATCAACGGTTTTGTTCCGGCACTCGATAATGAAATACCGTTTACTCGTCCGGATTGATTTCTCCATGTTTTTCTTCATATTCATCTATGAATTTTTCTATTATACGTGCGCCTTGGTTTGACTTGCTACGTTCTTCTTCTTTAGCAATATAAGCTAGCTTTTTGCTATACTTTTCAGTTAATACTATTTGTATTACGGGTTTTTTAGTTGGCATATATCACCTCTGAAAAACTTGAAATAGGTTAATAACTTTTTATTGACAAGTTATTAACCTCATGCTATAATATATCATGTAAAGGTTAATAACTTGTTACTAACTTTTACAATGTTGTCTCGGTTGTTGTGGGTGCACCGGAAACCCTCTAGTTGTAACTTAGGATGGGAACCTAAATGCACCCACGTAAATTGATAAAGTAATTATTCCAATTTTTATTTTATCAGTAAATAGGAAAATAAGCAAGCAAGAAAGAACGGTTGTAGCGATAGGGCGGCTCACAAGTAACGTGGTAGTTAGGCTATTCGAGAAATAGATGGAGTGAGTGCAGAATAAACAAGAACCGTCACCGGATTCGAAGAAAGTAGGAATTGCACGGCACTGATGCATAGTGTTCCGCACTGATGGAAGAAAGCGGACAGGCTTGACCGACAAGCACATTAACCGTAAAACAAGAAGCAATTAAACGGAAGTATCGAACGCGCGAAAGACTTAAGCACTTATTTTCCAAGTATTTACGATAACGCAATCGAACCTTGACAACTAAATATTTGCCCGGTAAAAAGCACATAGAAAGAGAGGAAAAGAAAATGAGTAAATTAGTAGGGTATAAGCGTTTTACATCCAAGAAAGGGGAACGTTATTGCGTTGCGCAGGTTGTAAGTGATTTTTCGCAGAGGGATATTGATAACGGATGTTGTGGTTCTAAGGTTGAGGAAATTTTTCTTCCTGCTGAAAGGGTTGACGAACTGAACCCATCACATATCGGGAAAGAAATTAAGTTTGATTATGAACTTTCCGGGAACCGTGCTTATCTGGTGGATTTCCATGTTGTTAGCAAGTAGCCCTGTCGCTGTTGTAACCAGCGGTTCGGCTCTTACTACTGGTAGTAATGTAACGCTTGATGATCTGTATATGCTTCTTGCAAGTATTAACGGCTTGTTGGTGCGTATCAATGAATATTTTGATTATATCGTGGCATTTGCTGTGGTCATACTCTTATGTGTTCTTTACTACCGATATATTGAATATTTCACGCGGTTTTAGCGTGGGAAAGGGGGTAACGGTATGAAAGGAGCACTTGTGACGGCAGAAATGCTTGCACCTATCACAACTACACTGAACGAAAACCTCGGGGTTCTTCTTCCGGTTGGGGTCGGGATTATGGCTGTAATGATTGGTGTATCACTCATTCCAAGAATTGTATACAAGTTCTTATAAAAAGTCTGTTGTGCGCGGTGGGGCACTGTCCCCACGCGCACAGATGCTTTATAGATTGTGTAATGAAAGGATGGGATGATATGGAAGAAAGGAAAGAAAAAAGGCATTTGCAGGGTATGAGGAATGTGTTGCTTGCATTTGCCTTTTGTTTTATTTGTGCCTTGTTTGTGGGTGTGTCTCCGGTATATGCGGCAAAGCAGGAATGTGATTATAAAATCACTGAAGCGGATCAGGATTTCATTGTATGGGCGAAAGATAACATATTTAAAAAAGATGATATAAAGCAGTATGTATATGTCCGCAGTATGGGTGATGCTTGGGTCGTTGTCTCGTCTGATAAGCCTTTAAAAAAGGTTTTAATTAATGGAAGGTGGAGCGATTGGATTGAACCAGGTACAACTTTGGGTGATGCTATAATTAAGGGCAGTAATGGTTCATATTGGTATCATACAAATTTTTCCTTTTCTAAGACGGACGATGGTTATTTTGGTATTTCAATTTATGGCAATGATTTAATATGGTCAAATTATGACGTAAGGGGCGGTACTGCTAAGCTTGTAGATAATAAATGGGTTTGTGATTCTGCTGATACGGTTTTTTTTTCGCAACCGGTAAATTGGACGGACAACATCAAGGAACTACCGAAAGTGGTGAGGATTCAGACAAGGGAAATTCTGACAGTGGCGGTATTTTGGATGGCATTGTTAATTGGTTGTCTGGTATTCTTGCCAAAATTAAGGAACTTCCTGCACTGATATTTGATGCCTTTAAAACGGCATTACAGACGATAGCTGATAAGGTGGGTAAAATAGCAAGTGAGGTTTATGATTTTTTTAAGCCGTTTATTGATTTTGTTAAAACAAGTTTTAAATTTATTAAAAAGGTTCTTAGGAAAATTGGTACTACGATATTTAATGCCTTTAGTGATACGCTGGGAAAGATTGTTGATGGAATTTTGTCTATACCGGAAGCCATAGGGAAGTTTATTAAAAAACTTTTCATTCCTGAAGATGGTTTTCTTGATGGTGCAATGGATAGGCTTAATAAGTCCTTTCTTGGTCTGCTTGCGTCCTATGACCTCACGGCTCTTGCTAGTGGTTCGAAAGAGTTTACAGACGTTACGTGTGTGCTGTATGGAAAAAAAGTGACGATATTGGATGCAGGGCTTGTTATGAAAGGGATTTCATTTTTTAGGTCTGTGATACGTGGTTTTATTGCATTGTTGCTTGTGTTGTTTAACATTAACATGTTTCTTGGCTTTATCGGACAGCCTGCTATATCTATTGTAGGCGGTGTCCGTGCATTAAGTCAGAGTGATAAGCAGGGGAAAGGAAGTGCAGAATAATGATTATAGAGTTTTTCGTGAATATCGTTGTTACACTGCTTTGTGGTGCTGTATCCGGTCTTAAACTGCTTTCCCTGCCTGTGGACATGATAGGCGCGCTTGCAACGGTTATCCAATATGGGTCTTATGTCATGGGGGCTGACTTGTTTCTGCTTGTCATGGGGTCGGTCATGTTCTGGATTGGTGTAAAGACTACTGCAGGGGTTCTTATATTCGTCTGGAAACTTCTTCCATTAACCTAATAGTCGGAATGTCTCGGAGAACGTGATAAACCGTCTGAAAACGGACATGAGACCCGACACGCGTTTTTTTGCGTGATCGGATTCTAGCGGTGGAAGTATTGAAAGATAGCGGTGGCACATCTGGTTTCTTGTGGCATGGAATCCGGCTTGTTTGCCACCGTGCACTAAATTTAGACTGTAACGTGGTGTTGTACGAGAAAAAATAAAGAATGGAGAAAATGAAAAAATGGGATTTTTGAAAATGATTGGATTGGTTGTTGTGGTGCTCGTGCTGGGCTTTTGGTTGCCGTTCCTGTTTCGTGTTCTGCCGTGGTGGTGCAGGGATATTTATAGATACTTTAAATATCCTCGGAAAATACATTTGTATGGTATATGGTTGTACTGTGGATTGTATGGACAGGGAAAAACTATGGCATTGACGGAATATTTGACACGTATGCGGAAAAAATATGGTGATAAGATATATATATGCACGAATTATGGTTTTCGGGATGAAGATTTTAAGCTGACGCATTGGCGCGATTTATTGTCAGACTATGACAAACCTGTAATTTTTGGCTATGATGAAATACAGAATGAGTTCAATTCTCGTGATTATCAGAATTTTCCGTTTGAACTGGTGACTATGCTGACTCAGAACCGTAAGGGAAATGGCAAACAGATTGTGGGAACGGCACAGCGTTTTGGCCGTGTTGACAAAACTATTCGTGAATTGTGTACTCATGTAATTGAGTGCAGGCGCGGTTATTTTGGGCGCGTTACGAAACTGCGTAAATATGACGTGGATGATTATGAACAATTCCTGCATGAAGTTGATGTTATGAAAAAACGCAAGATTCCACACAGTAATTATAAGTTCATTCAGACGGATGATCTTAGAAATGCGTATGATAGCTTCCAGATGCTTGCAAGTGCCAAGGGAAAACAGTATGTCACGTCTGCGGAAAAGTATGGTCTGAAAGCCATGCAGGGTATGGAAAGTTAGGTGTGTAACTATTCGCAAAACCTGTCGTTGTTTAGCGAAAGCGGAGGTCTTGTCAGAGCGGTAGTTGACCATGTGCGACATACATTATACCAAAACGGAGCACATGTGTCCGTCAACTATTTGCTAAGCGGAGGTTTTGCGAATAGTTGGTTTATATCTTTTTTATTCCATTTTATTTTATATGAAAAACTGAATATTTACAAGCGCGTGTGCACGGTTATCCCCTCACTGTTTTTAGTGGGAATATACATAAAATGGGGTAGGAGTGCACTTTTTTTACGCGCCTACTTAGAAAGGTAACGGTTTTATAATGGATATTTTTACAGTATTTTTGATTGTATATAGCTTGTGGGCATTTTTATTTGTCGGCATTGTTTGGATAATGGGGAAAGTGGGTGTGATTTAAGTGTATGTATTTAGGTATGTAACATTGTACGGATTTTATATTATATCTACAGTGTGTGAATTGTTTATGTAACGTGGGAAAGTCGGGGTTAGTATTACCCCCGACTTCTGTGACAGTGACAAAATTTTAAAAAAACCAGTGTTTACAAGGGTTTGAGACAACGAAACGCTTGTCACACGAATTTTTAACTTCTGTGACAGGTGACAAAAAGGAGACAATATGGAGAATGATGTTAGGAGTCGTAAGTGGTTGGTTACTATAAACAATCCGGTTGAAAAGGGTTTTGACCATAATGCAATCAAAGCGCAATTGCAGTTGTTTAAAAACTGTGCATATTGGTGTATGTCAGATGAGATCGGGAAAGACGGTGGAACGTATCACACGCATGTGTTTATATGTTGCACTGGTGCGGTTAGATTCTCGACATTGAAAAAGCGTTTTGACGGTGCGCATTTTGATGTATGTAAGGGAACTGCTGCCGATAACAAGAATTATGTGTTTAAAGAGGGTAAATGGTCGGGTTCTGAAAAAGAAGATACGCGTGTGGATGGTACACAGGAAGAGTACGGAGAGTGCCCGGTTGAAAGACAAGGACAGCGGAACGATATAACTGATCTGTATGCAATGATTAAAGAGGGCTTAACTAATTATGAAATCATAGAAAGTAATCCGCAATATATGCTTAATCTTGATAAGATTGAACGTGCAAGGCAAACTATTTTGGAAGAACGCTATAAGAAAGAGTGGCGCGTACTTGAAACGACATACATATATGGCACTACCGGAAGTGGTAAAACGCGGTCAGTCATGGAAAAATACGGTTATGACAAAGTGTTTCGCGTAACTGATTATGAACATCCATTTGACGGTTATAAGGGACAAGAAGTAATTGTGTTTGAAGAGTTTCGGTCTAGTATTCGCATTGGGGAAATGCTCAACTATGTTGACGGTTATCCGGTGGAACTGCGGTGTAGGTACGCAAACAAGGTCGCATGTTTTACAAAGGTCTATATTATATCTAATATCGCATTGACAGAACAATATACAGATATACAGAAATATCAACCGGAAACATGGAACGCTTTTTTACGACGCATCAATAAAGTGCGTGTGCATGTGAAAGATAAGGTGTGTGAGGGAACGTGTAACGAATATATCAACGGTTTTGTTCCGGCACTCGACAATGAAATACCGTTTAATCGTCCAGACTGATTTCTCCGTGTTCTTGTTCGTATGCTTGGATATATTCGCGCACTATACGTTCTATTTGTTTGCTAAGCGGTCTATCTTCTTGTTCTGCTAATTTGCGCAATTTATCCATAAGGTTGTTATCTAATCGTAACGGATATGTTTTATTTTTGTATTCGCCCATATAGACACCCCTAAAAAATATAAAGATATTTATAGATATCTACTTGACATAAATAGATATCTATGGTACTATAATACATGTAAGATATCAGTAGATATCTACTAGATACTAATAAGTATCTACATGTTGTCTCGGTTGTTGTGGGTGCACCGGAAACCCTCTAGTTTTAACTTAGGATGGAAACCTGAATGCGCCCACGTAAATTGATAAAGTAATTATTCCAATTTTTATTTTATCAGTAAATAGGAAAATAAGCAAGCAAGAAAGAACGGTTGAAGCGATAGGGCGGCTCACAAGTAACGTGGTAGTTATGCTATTCGAGAAATAGACGGAGTGAGTGCAGAATAAACAAGAACCGTCACCGGATTTGAAGAAAGTAGGAATTGCACGGCACTGATGCATAGTGTTCCGCACTGATGGAAGAAAGCGGACAGGCTTGACCGACAAGCACATTAACCGTAAAACAAGAAGCAATTAAACGGAAGTATCGAACGCGCGAAAGACTTAAGCACTTATTTTCCAAGGATTTACGAAAACGCAAGCGAACCTTGACAACTAAATATTTACCCTATAAAGAATGTGAGAGAAAAAGGAGAAAAAAGTATGAGTAAGTTAGTAGGATTCAAGAAGTTTACAGGGAAAAAGGACGGTACAAAGTATTGCGTGTTACAGGTTGTCGGTGAGTTCAACGCGCGTGAGAAAAACAACGGTTGCACTGGGGAAAAGGTGGAGGAAGTTTTCATGCCGGCTGATAAAGTAGATTCTGTGAATGAGTCATTGATTGGTAAGGAAGTAAAACTTGATTATGAGTTATCCGGAAACCGTGCTTATCTTGTAGACGTTACTTTTCTCGATAAGGCGCGCTAATGACTTGGCGCGGGTTTAAATTAAGGATGGTATATAAGACGAGGTACTGGATATGGAAGATACTGAAATTTTGGAAATGGTAAGCAGATACGTTGATTCTGTATCTGTTGCGGGTATGGAAGTATGCGCGGTAGCGGTTATTATGTCTGCTATTGGTTGTATAGTCGGTGTTGTCGTTTTCGATATTCTGTCTAAGAGGTGGCATACATGAGTGATATTATGAGTATTTGGTTTTCTTCGTTTGGAATTGGTATTAGTGCCGGATTCGTCATTGCTTTTACAGCTTGGGCGGTAGGGTTCGGCATTTATGCAATAATAAAATGGTTCAAGATGTCTTGACCGGAAAGGAGCTAAAAATGGAAAGTATTAAAACTGCCATGGGTACAGCATTTTCGGCTGTACAGACAAATGTCGTTGACATGATTTCTACTTGCGCACCGTATGCGCTTGCTATCATTGGTCTTACTGTTGCGGTAACTGTCGGTATTAAGGTTTTCAAAAGACTTACTGCACAGGCTTAA